TCTCAAAGTTGCCGCTGGAACGAGCAATTAACTGATAACGCTGAACACCGGACGATGTTAGCGATAATACTGCATCACCTGTTTTTGTTAGGTCGAATTGACTTGCCGGGGTCGCAGTCCCAATCCCCACTGACCCGCTGCTCGTCGCAAAGTTGGCTCCTGTGGTGCTCGACAACGCCCCCGTAACAGCGAGTCCGGTCTGGTCAATCGACACAATGCGCGTCGTCGCTTGAGTATTGGTGGCTTTGGCGGCGTCGTAATAAATCCCAATCGAATAACCTCCAACGGCGTTGGGGTATTGACCAATATACGCCACGGAATGTTCGGTTCCTGTTCCCGTCCATCGCCGGAAATCGACGCCGTAAATGTCAGCTCCTGCAAACGAGCGAAATGCTGCTCCAATGCCGTTTGATTGAGTAAGCGGATAAGTTGGGTTGCTTATGCCAACATAAGTACCAGAGCCTAGAATGTTTCCCGTCGCGCTCAACGCCCCAGTCACAGCGAGTCCGGTGGAGGAGAAATTTGCCCGCTCCGTGGTGCCAACAATAACTGAAATCGGAACCGCGCCTGTCGTGGCATCACGAGAGATAATTTGCGTTGTGGCGTTAGCCGCTCCCAAAAACAAATTGCTTGGGCCTGTTCCGGTGTTTGTGATGAGCGTATAAGTTGAACCAGTACTGCTTGATACTTGTAACCTTTGAGTTGGTGAAGCTGTGCCAATTCCCGCGTCTCCCGACGTGCTCAACGTCGTTGCTGTTACCGACCCACTAAACGACGACGCCGTAATTGTCTTATTGCTCAACGCCTCCGAGCCAGCCAAGGTCGCGAGCGTGCCCGTAGTGGGCAGCGTGAGCGCCGTGTTAGCCGTAGCCGTGAAGGACTGTGTAAACGCGCCAGCATGGGTTACGTTGCCAGCAATCGTAAGCGTGCTCGAATTTGCGACGCCCGTTCCGCCGTTGGCCGCTGGCAAAATGCCGGTGACGCCCGTCGTGAGCGGTAGTCCTGTGCAGCTCGATAGCGTGCCGCTGGATGGCGTGCCGAGGATCGGAGTCGTCAGCGTTGGACTCGTGAGCGTCTTGTTCGTGAGCGTATCCGTCGTCGCCTTACCGACTAGTGTATCCGTCGCATCTGGCAGCGAGATCGTGCGGTCAACGGTCTGCGTGCTCGACAACATCGTGCGCGTATTCGTCGTGCCGCCACTAGCATTAAACATGAGCCGCTTGGTTTCATCCACGCCATCAGTCACATTGACATATCCGCTTGCGCCTTTGGCAACTAAGTGCAGTCCAACAGACGCATCGCCACCTGTTGCCCTAATATGCACAGGGTTTCCCGTTGCGGCATTCTGAATCGTGACCTCGTTTACCGCGCTGGCAATCGACGCCAGCTTTAGCGTCTCGTTGCCGTTGGCGTCGTTGATCTGCGCGATGACTGGAGTGACGATGGTCGGCGAGTTGCTCAACACCACGTTGGTCGTACCAGTTGAGGTCGAAACGCCCGTGCCACCGTCCGCAACCGCGAGATCGGTTATGCCAGTGATGCTGCCACCCGTAATCGAAACATTCGAAGCGTTCTGCGTAGCGATCGAACCGAGTCCGAGATTGCTGCGGGCCGTGGTGACGCTCGCCAAGTCTGAGAGATTGTTGGCGGCTTGCAGGAAGTAGGTGTCGGCTTGCGTCGCAGCGGAGCCAAGTCCGAGATTCGTGCGCGCCGTCGAGAACGAAACGAGGTCGGAAAGATTCGAAGCCTTGGCGAGTTTGTCGCCGTCCAACTCGTTGATAGCAGCTTGAACTTCCGTTGCTACGATGCCGCCCGCTGGTACGTTCGTGATGTTGCTCGCCGTGTAATCGCCGTTGGTAGCCGTGACTGTTCCGGTGCGACCAAAGACCGAGGCGACGGCATCCGTGTTGTCCACCTTCGCCCAGCCGTCCGCGCCATTGCTGATAATCCAGTCGCCGACGTTAAACGTGATTGAGGCAAACGTGCCGCCAGTCGTGACGATGTAGTAATCGCCGAGCGTCGTCGTCGCAGGAGGATTCGCCAGCGTTGGCGAGTTCGTCGCAGCGTTCCACGTTCCCATATACGTGACTTGGCCGAGGATGGAATCGGGCAACTGCGTGAGCGGAATCTTGCCGCCAGAGTCGAGCGTGGCGACGCCAGAGTTGGCGCCCTTCTCGGTATTCGGAATCTTCGACGCCAGATCCGTCACGAGATTCGTGACTTGGGACTCGGCGATTAGAATGTTGACCGCTGATGCAGACGTTGCGCGACCTTTCGCGTCGAGCGTAATGACGACTGCGCTCGATGCGCTGCCGTATCCGCCAGCCGAGACTCCGCTCGTGGTTAGGCTTGGGTTCGGATAGGTGCCAGTAAGATCGCCGCCAGCCGCGCCAGTAGGCGTGCGCGCGTCCGTAAAGCGAGAGTCATCGCCAGCCGCAACGGTGCCAGCAGTCGTGCCGACATCGCGCGTAGCAGAATTACCAAGGCCAAGATTGGTGCGAGCGGAGCCAGCAGAAACCACGTCGCTGAGATTATTCGCGACCTGCAAAAAGTAAGTTGCGCTCTGAACTGCGGCTGAACCGAGTCCGAGATTCGTGCGAGCGTCCGTTGTATTGGATGCTCCGGTGCCGCCGTCAGCGATAGCCAAGTCCGTGATTCCGGTGATCGTGCCGCCAGTGATAGTGACGTTGCTAGCTGATTGAGTAGCGATGCTGCCCAAGCCAAGGTTCGAACGAGCGAGCGCAACGGATGCGACGTCGCTCAACGAGTTCGCAGCTTGCAGGAAAAAGGTCGTGTTCTGAACCGCAGCCGAGCCAAGCCCAAGGTTTGAGCGCGAGGTCGTGACGCTTGCCACGTCGCTCAAGTTCGACGCCTTCGCCAACTTCTCGCCATCGAGTTCGTTGATCGCGTCCTGCACGGTGGTAGCCGTGATGCTACCTGCCGCGGTGTTCGTGATCTGCGTAGCCGAGTAATCGCCAGCGACGGCGGTGATCGAGCCAACGCGACCGAATACGCTCGTGACCGATTCGCTGTTATCGACCTTCTGCCAGATCGTGCCGTTGTAGATCGCCCAGTCGCCAACCTTCCAGTCGGTGATGCCGTTCAAGTTCGTCGAGCCGTCCACGTTCACGACATAGTAATAACCCTTGGTGCCGACGCTCGACGTGAGCGTTGGGTTGTTCGTGGCCGCGTTCCAAGTGCCTTGATAGTTCGTGCCGCCGTCGGCGGAGATTTCGATGAAGCCAGCCGCAGTCGAGATTGCGATGCCGTCGCCCGCGGTAATGTCCGCGTTGACGTATGCGCCGTTGCTACCAATCAGGATTTGACCGTTCGTGGGCACGCCAGTCAGCTCGGCGAGCGATACGTTGTTTCCACTACCAGCTGCACCGCGCGCCGAGTTGAGCGTCCACTTGGTCGAGGTGCGCGAAGGTTTTTGCGTCGTCTCCTCGTTGGCAACGTAGCTGTCGCCGTTGTAGCCGACTAGATCGAGCTTGTAGTAAGTAACGCCAGATTCCCACTTGCCGCGCGGATTTAAACCTTTCGGCTCGGCAAACTCTTTTCGCAGCTTGTCGATTTCGCCCGCACGAGGAAAGCGCGAGAGTTCCTCGGTGACGATTTCTTTGACCGCGTTCGGCAGCGCAGATGCAGCCTCGGCGATGCGCGCTTCAGCCTTAGCCAACAGCGTTTCATTCTCCGCGCGCTCAGCCATCAACACGGAATACTTCGCAGCAGTCGTGTCCTCGAGACTCACGGACAGCTCTGCGATCTTTTGCTTTAATACGTTGCCGAGCTTTGCGTGCTCGGATTGCGATTCTTGCGAGAGGAACTTTTGCAGTTCATCGCGCATCGCTGGCTCGATCTCGTTTAAGTTGCGCTCGATCTCCACCGAGAGATGCGTGCGGAGTTCCGGCAGCGATTCGACGAGCTTCTTTAGCTCGACGCGCTGAATGATTGCCAGCTCGATGAGGTTGTCGATTTGAGTCTGAGTGTGGATCATGTTATTTGTTTTCAGCTTTAACCGTCTTGCTTAACTCGATGATGGATTTTTCTCCGACGATGTTTTGTTTGATTTCATCGACGCGGCCATTTTGTTTCTTCCGATAATTTTGAACCGCGTCTAGCCACTCCTCTGGCTCCGGTGGTTGCAGCGCAGCAAAACTTTGCCGCACTTCGCTCGATGCTGCTTTGAGTTCTTTAGTGTCCGCCTGCTTGTTTAGTCGCTCGACGATTGCGGTCGCCCACGAGTAACCCTCGTCGCCACCCCAGCCGTTCCACGCCTGCCAGCCCTTGCCTTGCTCGTCCCAAGTCTCGCCGTTCTTGTCGGACTCGTGACGGTCAAAGTACGCCTTCATGCGGCGCACGGTTTCCTCGGAGAGTGGGCGGCGGTTCATCAGGTCACGCGCGCGAGCAATGCCCACGCTCGTCATGCCGCGTTGCGAGGCTGGCTTCTTCTCGCGGATTTCAAGAGCGCGCTTGGCGTTGTCGGCGATGGCGACCGTTGGAATGTAGGTATTGGTCTCGAAATCAATCGTGACGAGTTTGGAGTCGTTCTCGATTTTTTGCGTAGGCTCGGCTGGCGCAGCCGCGTCAGGCTTTGCCGTTGCGGCAATCGTTGCATCAACCGCATCTTGCGTGACGTTCGTACCGAGCGAAGCGGCCATCGAAGCGTTGGCAGGGAGCTGTTGCGTGACCATGCGGATGGCCGTTTCTGGCACGCCGTATTTCGTCGAGAGTTCTTTAATGAAACCGGCTTCGATTGCGATTTGCTCCAAACGCGAGAAAGCGTCCGTGCCTTCTTCGGCTGCGATTTCTTGGAGCGACTTCGCGCCTTGGCGGTTCTCGTTCATGTTCGCGGCGGACTCGCGACCAACGTCAATCGAGAGCTTCGCAGGGAAACGCCATTCGCCCTTCGTCGCGCGACGCAGAGCTTGCACCATCGTCTCTCCTGCTAGCAGCGTCGGAGGCGGAATTTCACCGCGCGCGATGCCGTCGAGGATGACGGCGTCTTTGATCGGGTCGAGAACCTTGTCGGTGAGGACGCCTTGCTGGCGCGTGAAAACGCGGTCGGCGGCGGCAAACTCGGCGCGCACGCTTGGGCCTTTGTAATCTTGCGTTCCGAATAGCACGCCTTCGGGCACGCCGACGCCCAGCGCAATCTCGTGCATGAGATGCTGCACGAATCCGGTGAACGCTTGTGAAGGACGCGAAGGCATTACTTCCACGCGGTCGCTGTTTTGGAAATAGCGAATCATGCCGACCTCGGTCAGCTCGTTCTTTTGCGTCTGTCCACTCGGCAGCGACATGGCTGGGTTTGGCTGGAAAAGGTTGCGCGGATTGGCAACGCCTCGGTCGTTGAAGATAAGCGCGGCCTGTTGCGACGAGAAACGCACGCCAGCTTTCTCGGCTTGGAGAATGTCATGCAGCATCCGCACGGTCTGAATCGCCGAGTGGAAATCGGTGATGCCTCGGTACTGATCGACGCGGAACGGGTCGAAGTAGTGGCAGAACTGATTCGCTGGAATGTCCTCGGCGCCAAAGTAAACGCCGTTACGATCTACGCGGTAAATGCGGTATGCGATAGGCTGGCCGAAGTCGTCCGTTATGATGCCTTGGTAATAGTTGTTGGACTCGACCGCTGCGCTGTTTGGGTTGCCGATGCGCGTCGCCGGAACGAGTTGCAGTTTCAGACCTTCGCCTGCGCGACGAATCACGAAGCCGCAATCGCCATCCACCGGACGCTCTTCGGCGGCGAGCTGCACGAGTTTCTTGAACGTGTGCCGATTGGTAACGTCGCAGTTCTTGCACCACTCGTGGAAGTAATCGCTGACCGTTTGATTGTAATCACGGTCGCCGGTCGTCGGCGAGTATTCGTGCGGCGTGAGATAGAGACCAAACTTGCGCGAGACTTCGCGCGCTTCTGGGCTGTTCTCGATTAGGTCGCGCGCCTCCCACATCATGACGACGCGGTCGCGCTGATTCTGCGTGCTCTCGGCGGGCTGGCCGTATTGCTTCGGAGCGTAAAGACGATTAGTGCGCGCGGCGTTATACTCGAAAAGCGATTTCTGCACGCGAGCTTCCAGACGCTTCAACGCCCAAGTCGGCGCAATGTTCTCTAGCGCGCGGTCAATCCACGGCTGATTTTTGACTAGTTTAGACGCGTCGAAGTTATCGTGTTCCATGTTTGTTTTTAGTTACCGTTGAAAGAAATGAAAACCGTATCCGTTGAGGTTCCGTTTACGTCATTGATCGCGTCCTGAATGTTGCCCAGCATATTATTGAGCTGCGCCAAATCCGCGCGCGAAACGCTTTTGCCGTTAAGCGAGTAGCTTTGATTTAACAGCACGGCTTGGATGGCATCGAGTGTTTTGGTTTTGAGCGTCGCCAGCGTCGCGCCATCGAGTCCGAGAAATGGGTTGTCGAGCATTTGCTAATGCCCGAAACGTCAAAAGGTCTTGCGTCAAAGCTATCAGCGACGTTGAAATTCTTTTTCGAGGCATCGTCTTAACGTAAAAGATTTCGGGGTTTCCCGAAGATGTAGGTTGAAATCCTACTGCCTCACTCCTTCGGCGGCGTGTAGCGAACCACGTTCGCAATCGTCGCCATGCAAAGCATCATCGCCGAGGTGTCGAGTCCGTGGTTGGGCGCGTTACTCTTTACCTCGCGCCATTCCCAAACGCCTGTTCTGATTTCAACTTTGGACTCGCCTTTGAGGTGTTCAAGGTAGAGCGGATTGACGTCGGCGGGCATGAGCCATTTGAGGTCGCCTTTGTTTTCGAGCGCGTTCGCCAGAATGTCTTTGAAGTAATCTCCGCTCCAATCGTAGTAGAACACGTCGCCGCCTCGATAGTCGCTCACGCGCGGCTCGCTGAATGGGAAGTTGATTAGCGCGTTCGTGTTCTCGTCACGCATCGTCCACGTCTTGCGAGCGTGTCCGCGCATGCCGCGCCAGCCAAAGTCTGCGCAGTCACGGTCAACGTCGGCGGGCCGGTAGCCTCTGTCCTGCGCCACGCACGAGTCCTGAACCTTGTAGCGATACTGCATTTGACGAAGCTGGTCGCGCGTCTCGATTCGCCCGAAGTAAAGTTGCTTGTACGTCGGGCCAGTCGCCGAGCTGAACGCGCCAATCTCTAGCCACCAATGGTCTTGTTGTCGGTCGATTGCCATGAAACGAATCACCTCGCCCTCGATCTGTTCGCCATTCGAGAATTGCGAAACGGTGTAGTCGGACGCCTGCACGAATAGATTGACGACTTTCTTTTCGACAATCCACGGCCGCGCCTCGCGCTTCGTCTTGAACTCGATCTTCATCTTGTCATCGCCTTGGCGCACGAAGTGATTGTCGGCGGCGCAAAACTCCTCGACGAGTAAGCGCATTGGCCGCGACACTAGAGCCTCGACGCGGAAGGACTGAAACTCGATTGGCGCGTCGGGTCGCATTGCCACGAAGCGTCCGGTGCGTTTCCAAGCGTTGCGCGTAGCGTCGGAGTCTGCGGACTCGTGGCCGCAATGCGGACAGCGGAAACGGCAGGACTCAACGGCGCGCGTCACGTCCCACGTCTCGTCGTCGCGCTTTGCCGCTGCATCCCAAACGACGCCTCCGCGCAGCCCCGTCTCCTCGTTCTTTTCGAGAGTGAACGCGACCGGATGAATCTTTTTGCACGACGGACATTCTGCGCTCCACTCTTGCTGATTGCCTTGGCGAAAAGACGTGTCCTCGACGTTTCCGGTTTCCAAGTCCATGACGGGAGCTTGCGACGTGTTGTAGATTTTCGAGCGTCCAACTTCCTCGAAACGAGATACGCGCGCAACCGCATGACCATAAACGTCTTGCCACTTAGGCAGCCATATTTCGTCGTTGATCTTGTAGCGGATTGACTGGCTTTGCTGCGAGGAAAGATTCGCGGGGTTGAGGATGAAAAAGAATCCGCCGAAATAAATCTCGGTAGTCGTCCGGTGCGGGCCAGCGCGCGGCAGCATCTTAGCGACTGGCTTACAGGATTCAAAGATCGGGTTGAGCCGAGACTTAGCGTGACGGTCAATCATCTCGTCGGTCTGCATCGTCCACGAGATAGGTCCAGCGTCGTTACAGATTAGCCAAGGCACCCACACGTCGGCGACGAGCGTGCCGCCAATTTGCACCGCCTTGCGGAAATGCACGCGGCGCACTAGCGGATTCTGCAACGCGTCGAAGATCGGAATCAGCCACGGCGAGAGGCGCACGTTGAATGGGCCAGACGTTGCGTAGCTCTCGGGCAACACGATGTGCTTGCGCGCCCACTCGTAGATCGGCGAGCGGTCACGCTTGGGCAACTTGAAGGCGGCGAGGCGTCTTTCGGTTTCGGTCATGGGTTGGCTGGCTCAACAATTTTTTTTGGGCGTCCACCCTTCTTGCCGTTGGCCTTTGCCGTCGCAATCTTTGCCGGTGAGCGCGAAAGTCCGCCGATCTTTCCGCCCTTTTGGCCGAGAGCGACGGCATATGGATTTTTCATGCGTTGATTTGAACTCGCCATTTTTGCTTAAAATTAGCGAGGAATGTATTCGGTTTCCCAAGAAACATAGAAAGCATACGACTTAGCAGCAGTTTTAACTTCGTATTCGGCTTGGTCGAGTTTGTGTTTATAGAAAGCATAATTGTTTTCAGAAACTTCAAGCAGTTTAGCCCAATCGTAACCGTCAGGCTTGTTTTTCTTAATACCATCGCGGGCATAAACGAGCGTGTTAAAAGCATTATCGAGCTGCATTGAAATGTCGTAGCGAGCGTTCTTAAGTTTCATAATCCACTGATCGAGGGTCAGGAGAGTCTTTGCGCGAGCTTTGATTTTTTTTGTCGTTGGCATTTTTTTGTTGGTTGGTCGTTGCTGAACGTGAACAGACAAACCCAAACCGCTTTCGGTTTAAAGCTAAATCGCACAACTTTCTGCCGATTCTTTTTGTGCTATTGATAATCAAACACTTACACACGATTTGATTTTGATCACTTGATTGATTTAAACTGAGTTTAACCGCGTATTTTTTAGTTTGTCATGCTTCGTCTTTGGTTGCGCCGCCACTCGATGAAAAGAAAGGTCGGTCAGATGTCAGCTCGATCTCGAAATGGTCATCGACGCAACGCCCAGCCCACGCGACTTGGTAGAGCAAGCAGTTGGGTCGGTAAATCATGGCAATGATGACGCCCGCGTCGTCGCCGCAAGTGCGGTGCCAGACCATGTCGCCGAGGCGAAACTTTGGTGTGTCAGTCATTAAAAGTCGTTGTCGTATGCGTGTGAGATCGTTGCAGCCTCTTGCATCGACATGGTGCCGAGAGATTCGACGTAGCGATTGCGCTCCATCTTTTCGCGTTCGTTTTTCACATCTTGCAAGGCTTGAACGTAACCAGCTTTCCAATGTTCGCAAAGTTGTTGCTGGATTGCCTCGTCGCTGTAACGACCGGCGCGCAGTAACTTGATGCCGATGTCGCAATCGCCCCAAGCCTTCTCCGCAAGTTCAAGCCAACCTTTCATTGGGTCGGGCTGAACCGGCAAACGCGCAGATGGTTTCCTGCGGGCCTGCCAGTCGTCGAAACGTGGCGACCGTTTGATCGCTTGCGAGTGCTTCCAGCCGCGAGAAATGTTTCTGTTAAATTTGTTCATTTTTTTATCAGATAAATCTCCTCGGTTAAATCATGCGGGTTTTCCCATGCAAGTTCTTCGATAAATAAACATGGCGGCTTTCCATCGTTAGGGTTGCTTCTTCGACAACGACTAGGTGCATCACTCGCAAGAATCCATCCAAGAATTTCGATTTTGTTCGGAGGGCCAAATGTGCCGACAATCAAGCGATCTTTTAAAATGTCTGTTGGTTTTACCTTACAATGATTTTTGCTTCGACTCCATCTAACATCAATTCTCGTTCCGTCTATGTCTGGAACATCGTAAACATCGACGTGCAATTCGATTTCTAATCCTAAGAAATTAGCAACGGACAATTCAGCGCAAGCAGCATGCTGGTGACTTTGCAGAAATTGTCCTTCAAATTGCTCAGGAAAAGCCGACGCGCTTTTCTTTCTGTCTGCACTATCTTGGCGTTGTTTTCCAATGTCGAAAGCATAGTCAATTTCTGCTTGTGTTAGCGTTACAAAAACCGACCAGCTCATTGGCTGACCTCCGAGTTTGCCGACCGCGCGACCATGTCATTCTGATAAAGCGCAATGTTGGAGTTAATGACCTCGCGTATCTCATCCAAGATCAGCGCGCCCTCGACGTTTGCCTCGGCTGCGTTCTTGCCGATCACGCGCTGGCCTAGCTCGACCTCTAGCTTTAGGCGCAGGAGCAAGTCGAGTTTCTGCGCGAGCGTCGCGAACATGTCATCCACGATTTCGCGGGCCACGACTTCGCCGGCCTCGCGCTCATTACGCGCGCGCGCGAGACGGATTTGCTCACGCATCAACTCGGCTTTGAGTTCAGCCAGTCCGCCACCGCTGCCGCCTACGCGTCCGAGTCCGTGCGAGTCCGCCCACGCCTTGACCTGTTCAAACGTGCCGTCATGCGGAAAGCCTTCGCGTTTGCGCCATGACCTAATCGTGCGAACGTCAACGTTTAGCTTCTCAGCCCACTCGATGAATTGTGGTTCGGCTTTCAAGATTCGTTTCGGAAGTTGTCAAAAAAAAACAAATGGGATTTCTTGCACGAGGTCGCTTAACCCACGTTCCTGTCCCAGCCCGAAAGCTTCCTTATACCCATACACCCTACCCTCCACCCTAAAATCGCTCGAAATGCCCTTAAAACGCACAGGACGGCGTCCTAGGAGCATCCTATCCAGTGCCGTCAGTTCACATTCCGTAGCCATCGCCCAGTCTGCGCCCTTCACTAGGGTATCGCACTCCTTCGAGTTATTGCTATACGTTATCATTAAGCCTCACCCTTCAGCCCGTCCGCGTCGCTCCTTGCGTCCTCGTGGTGGTCGATGGTCTGCCGGTAGTCGAGCATGAGCGTAGCGAGCTTAGGGAATACGATGGCGACCTTCGCCACTTCCTTGCCGAACTCGTAGTGCAAAGCCTGCCGCGTCCGTCCGGTCTTCTCGGCCATCTCGCTGAACGATTGCGTGACCGCGCTGACGTCGCCAGAGCCAACGCGCAAGACGACCATGAACATCGTAGGCGATAGGTCGGCGAGCGTCGCCAGTCGGCGGCATAGGTCGGCTGCGCTTCTGACCTCGCACTCCTCGATCTCAACCAGCCGCTCCATGATCTCCGCCGTCAGCTTCGCCGAGTCACTCGCACCGTCGTAAGTCGCGGTGTAAACTGGCTGGCGGTTGATCGTGTAGGTTATCACGAGAGGTCGCCGACTGGATTGTAAATCAGCTTCTTCAACTCGGGCGTGATCTCGATAGCGTCCATGCCGTCGATGCTGAGTTGCCCCATGCTCTCGCGTTGTTGGAGTAGCATGATCACGGCTTTAATCTTTTTGATGCGCTCGCCGTATTCGCGCGTGATCGTCTTGCGCTGAACTTCCAGCGTGGTGATCGCGCGTGCTGCGCGGGCCGAGAAGCGCAGGGCTTCGAGTTCCTTCAATTCCAGTTCATGATTTCCGTTGGAGGGCATTTGCGTTTTTGTTTTTTCTTCGGGCCTTGCGCGGACAGCTTGTGGTGTTTCGCCCACGCATGGCTCGAAATCAGTTTCGGTTTTGTTGGTAGTGTCTTTGCCACGGACTCGGCTTTGACGTTTGCGCGCTGTTGTCAACTCAATATATTCCATGCGAGTGCTGCCACTGCTGGAACTTGTCCGTTTCCAATGGCTTTAAGTCGGTCCACCCGAGCGGCCACCCCATGAGCCACTCGACCCACGTCGGGTTCAGTTGCCCACCATGCAATTCTGGGCACTCCGCCGAAAGCTGCCTCGGTAGTTGGCGCGATTTCTCCGTGTTGCCGTGAGCTTTCGCAAGCGACATTGAGAGCGTCTGCTCCTTCCAGTCCCTTGAGCACGGTGTCGCAAACTTCACCGCATCTTGCAAGCGAGGCTGGTTGCGTTTCATTTGACTCGGCCCCGTGCCGCCCGCGCAAGTGTCCGGCGTCGGCCACATCTTCACCGACGAAGCCAAGTCTGGTGTATTCCGAAGACGTTCCGATGGGCAATCCCCTCGCACGCTGCTTTTCGGCGTCGGCCACATCTTCACCGCATCCATCAGCGCAGTCTGCACCGGACGGCCCGTCTTCGCGCTGTGCGGTTTGCTCATCCCGTCCCACGGCAATACGTCCGTATTGGTCAGCTCCCCGCTTGCCGTGTTCTTGTGTGCGCTCGGCGTCGGCCAAGTTTTTGAATGTTCCGCCGCTCCCACTTGTTCCTCTAGGTTGTGCTTCCCGCGGTCGTACCAAAAGTTTCCGCCTCTCGCCATTCCCACTCGTGGTGTTCCCCACAATCCAGATTCTATCTCGCTTGTGAGGTGCGCCGGCATGGACTGCGCCCAGCACTCCCCATCGCGCATCATACCCCATCGAGGCCAAGTCTCCGAGAACACGTCCAAGCCCTCTAGAAGTGAGCATTGGGGAGTTTTCCACGAAGACGAATCGCGGTCGAACCTCGCCAATGATTCGCGCCATGTGTCCCCACATTCCGCTTCGTGCTCCATCGATTCCGGCGCCTTTTCCTGCTGCGGAAATGTCCTGACAGGGGAAGCCGCCAGACACCACGTCAACACGCCCGCGCCAAGGTCGTCCGTCAAAGGTTCGCACGTCATCCCAAATCGGGAAAGGCGGAAGAACGCCTTCATTCTGTCGGGCGATAAGAACGCTTGTGGGATAGGGCTCCCACTCAACGGCGCA